TTTATGCTGCAACTTTAGCTGCACCATTATTACAATCAAAAGGACAAGGTTTAGGACCTGTGTTTAGTGCAATTGGTGAAGGTGTATCTAAGTTACCAGCTACAATTTTATCTGTAGAAAAAGCAAAAGGCTCTGGAAAAGGTGCAAGAACTTTAACAAGTGCAGAATTAAAACAGTATAATTTACCACCAGGTACTATTGCTCAAATGAAAGCTGATGGAACATTAAGTATAGTTTCAAAACCTTCAGCTGAACAAACTAAAACTATTCAAGGAAGTAAAAGAGTTAGAACAATTCTTTCTAGAATTGCTGGAGATTATGAAAGATTAGGAAAACCTGTTGGACCTGTATCTTATAGAACTATCGCACCATTTTCTAAAGCTTTAGGTACACAATATGCAAAAGATTTTGGTACAATGAAAAGTAGAATACAACAAGCAACTTCTTTTGTAACACAAGCTATTTCTGGAGCAGCAGT